CGAAGCGCGGCGCCGTTGCGGTCGTCCCGATCCGGGGCGTGATCGCCAATCGCATGGGCGAGATGGACGAATCCAGCGGCGGGACCTCCGTGGAGCGGATCGGGGCGATGCTGGCGCAGATCGCGGATGACGCGACGATCGGCACCATCGTGTACGACATCGACAGCCCGGGCGGCACGGTGCCCGGTGTCCAGGAGCTTGCCGCGCAGATGTTCGCGTTGCGCGGGCGGAAGACCCAGATCGCGCAGGTCAACAGCCTGGCGGCGAGCGCGGCGTACTGGCTGGCCTCCCAGTGCGACGAGATCGTGAGTGTGCCAAGCGGCATGGCCGGCTCGATCGGCGTGTTCATGGCGCACCAGGACGTGTCCAAAGCCCTCGAGAAGGAAGGGATCGACGTCACGCTGATCTCGGCGGGCAAGTACAAGGTCGAGGGCAACCCCTTTGAGCCCTTGAGTCCCGAGGCCCTGGCCGTGAAGCAGGACCTCGTCGACTCGACGTATGCGCAGTTCGTGAAGGACGTCGCCCGCGGCCGCGGCACCTCCCAAACCGCTGTCCGCGACGGGTACGGGCAAGGGCGCGTCTTGGACGCCAAGGATGCACTGAAGGCCGGGCTCATCGACTCGATCGGCACGATGGACGAGACGATCGGGCGGCTGGTTGGGCGCACACCGGCGGCGAACGGGAGGCGGGCGGCAGCCGCGGAGCACGAGCTCGTGGCGGCCGAGGCCTCCCAGGCGCTCGCGGACGACGTCGCGCGACGGCTCCGGTTGCTCTGAAGGAAGGGTGTTACATGCTGATTCGAATCATCGTCGCAATTCTGGCGTTGCTCTTGGGCTACGCGCTCCTCCCGCTGATCCTCGAGGTGGTCGCCATTCCCGTGGCTGGCGCCGCAGTGGCCATCGTCAAGATCTGCATGGCCGGCATCGCGCTGTTCTACATCATCAAAGGTCCGGCGCTGACCATCTCGTGAGGAATTGAGAAACCCCAAATAGGGAAGTCCGTCCGCTTCCCTCAGACTGTCATCGACTCGTAGCGGGGCTCCGTTGAGGCCCGCGCGTGACTACGGCTCTCCGACGCGCATGTCGTTGGGAGCGGTGCTCAGGCGCGGGCCTTTTTCTTTTGTGGGCGGGCCGTTCAGGAGAACAGACCTCATGGGCATCAAGCAGCTGATCCAGGCCGAGACCGAGAACAAGGTCGCGATCGCCAAAGTGAAGAAAGAGGGCCGCGACCTCTCCGCCCTGGCGACGCGAACGCCCGAGCAGGACACGCGGCTGAAAGCGATCTTCGGCGAGCTCGACGCCCTCGAAGACACCCAGACCGAGCTGCAGGCCAGCCTGGTCAACGCGCGACGGCTCCAGGAAGACGAACGCGCCGCGGGCGCCGCCCTTCCCATCGTGCCCGGCGTCGACCTCTCCGCGGCCAAGCCCTGGGGACCGACCCTGCACGCCGATGCGACCCCTCAGATGCGGGTGGAAGCCCGCCTGGCGGCCCTCGGTGAGTTCGCCATGGCGGTCCGGTCCGCGATGAACGGCTCCGGGGCGGACCCCCGCTTGTTCGCCGCGGCGACCGGCATGGGCACGGCCATTCCGTCGGATGGCGGATTTGCGGTGCCGCTGGAAGTCGCGGCGGGCATCGAGTACGACATGTTCGCGCAAGGCGAGCTCCTGAGCCGGGTCGACGCCCGCACGATCTCCGGCGATTCGATGGCCTACAACGTCATCGACGAAACCAGCCGCGCGACGACCCGCTTCGGCGGCGTGTTGGGCTACTGGGTCGACCAGGGCACGGCGCCGACGGCCTCACAGCCGAAGCTCGCGCGCGTGGAACTGAAGCTCCGCAAAGTGGGCGCCCTCGGCTACATGACCGACGAGCTCGTGGCGGATGCCTCCGCGCTCGGCGGCGAGCTGCAGGCGATGTTCGCCTACGAGCTGACCTTCCAGGTGGAAGACGCCATCACGGAAGGCAGCGGCGCCGGGCAGCCCCTCGGCTACCTGAACGCGCCGTGTCTCGTCTCGGTGGCGAAAGAAACCGGTCAGGCCGCCGCCACGGTCAACGTCTCGAACCTCTCGAAGATGTGGGCTCGCCTCTCGCCGCGCTCGCAGAAGAACGCGGTGTGGCTGATCAACACCGACACGAATCCGTCGCTCGATCTTTTGAGCATTCCCGCGGGCGCCGGCGCCTTGGAGCCGCGCTTCGTGGTCTACAACAACGACGGGATCATGACCATCAAGGGCCGTCCCGTCATCACGGTCGAATACAACGCGACCCTGGGCACGGTCGGCGACATCGTCCTGGCCGACCTGTCGAAGTACCGCCTGATTCGCAAGGGCGGCGTCGACCAGGCCTCCTCGATTCACGTCCTGTTCGCGTCCGGGCAATCGACGTTCCGCGCCTTCTATCGCGTGGACGGCCAGCCCATGCCGCGGGCCGCGCTGACGCCGTTCAAGGGGACCGCGACGCAGTCCCCGTTCGTGGTGTTGGCGACGCGCAGCTAGTTCACCGAGCGATGACGACCGTCATCAGAAAGTCATAGGAGCACAGGCCCATGCGCAAGAGTGAAACCAACGTCATCGTGCAGATGGTCGAGTCCAAGGATTACGGGTCGTCGGGCATCACGAGCGATGCCATCAATCTCGGGATGACCGACGCCTGCACCCTAGTGATCAACTTCGGCGCGCTCACCGGGAACTCGATTCTCCTGGTGTATGCCAGCGCCGCGCGCGATCTGACGACCACCGCGATTGCCTACAGCTACCGGCTCACCGCGGCCGATTTCAAGGTCGCCCTGGCGGATCAGGACGGCGACGCGATCGCCGTGGCCGCCACGGGGCTCACCCTGACGGCGACGACGTTTGACCACCGCCTGGTCATGGTCGAAATCGATCCCGACACGATGCCGAGCGGCAAGCCCTGGCTGACCTTCAACATCGACTCGACGGCGACGGTCATGACGGTCGGCGCGGTGGCGATGTGCACGCCGCGGTACGCCGGCCATCTGAACCCGTCGATTCTGTAAGAGGAGACGCGCGTGTATACGAACCAGAATCGCGACGTCTTCACGACGTTCGGCTTCGGCTTTCACACGGCCCGGGCGACCGCGGTGTGGCCGCAGAGCGCCGACCAGACGATCTTCACCATCAGCGGCGGGCGCGTCTTCGTGACGAGTCTCTCGGGGGTGTTCACGGTCGCGGCGAGCGGCACCGCCAACAACCTGAGCGTCAACTCCGTGCCCACGACGGGGACGGCGACCGTCATCGCGTCGACCCTCGCGGCGGCCAGCTTCGAAATCGGCGCGATTCTGATCGTCGAAGGCGACGGCACGGCGCTCATCGGCACGGCCACCGGATCGGGCCTCGGGCCGGCGCTCAATGCGCTGCCGTTCATCCTGCCGACCGGCAACATCACCATCACCTGTTCGGGCAACAACACGACCGGCTCGATCAAGTGGGACATCTTCTATTTCCCGCTCGACGAGGGCGCGCAGATCGTCGCCGCGTAGCGGTCGCACCGTCTTTCGGGATCAGAGGAGCACGGACATGGCAGATACGACCGCACAAATTCTCGGGTCCGTCCGCAAGGGCGGCCAGTACGCGCAGGCGCAGTTCGCGGCGAACGAGCTCGCCGAGCAGCTCACGACGATCGGCTTGCCGCCGTATACGGAGAGCGCGCGCAAGGGCGGCGGCTACGGCACCATGAGCACCACCGCGGTGGCGGGCCTCGTCGTGCGTCCGTCGACGGTCGCCGCGTTCGAGATCTTCAACGGCTACGCGGCAGGATCGAAAAGCCTGGTCATCGATCGGCTGTTCTGGTTCAACCTGGTGTCGACCAACGTGATCGAGGGCTTCTCGGGCTGGGCCTGCGTGACGTCGTCGAAGACGGCGGTCTCCAGCGGATCGTTTGCGGTCCGTGGCAATACCGGGAAGGCCTACGGCGGCCCGGTCATCGCGGCCGCCGGGACGACCATCACGGATTCCGGCTGGTTCCCCTGGGGGACGGCGATCTCGAAAGGCGCGGGCGGCGTCGTGCCGTTCGGCGCGATCACCGTCAACGTCGAGGGCCGTCTGATCG